TTAGAAACAGAATTATGTGTGGCAATGCCTGCCGTCTACTAAATATCAATTATAACAAAAAAAGGAAAAGACATGTCTAATGGAATAAGTATCGTCAAACGTGACGGAAGAAAAGAATCTCTCAACATTGACAAAATACATTTTGTAGTTGAAGAAGCCTGCAAAAATTTAGCAGGAGTAAGCTCAAGTCAAATTGAAATGAACGCAAATATTCAGTTTTATGACGGTATGAGTTCTAAAGCAATCCAAGAGATTCTAATCAAAAGTGCGAACGACCTTATTTCATTAGACGTACCTAATTACCAAACAGCAGCCGCAAGATTGTTATCGTATACCGTAAACAAGGAAGTATTTGGACGTTATGAACCAATCTCCTTACGTAAAATGATTGATTTGAATATCAATCGTGGAGTATATGATGCTGAATTTCTTGACTGGTATACTGATGAGGAAATTGATAAACTGGATAGCTATCTGCATCACAAACGTGACGAAAACTTTACATACGCAGGACTTCGTCAAGTTGTAGACAAGTATCTATGTCAGGATAGATCTTCAGGACAATTATTCGAAACTCCTCAGTTCATGTACATCATGATAGCTGCTACTCTTTTTGCACAATATCCAAAAGAAACACGTATGCAATATGTAAGACGTTATTATGATGCAACATCGTTATTTAGAATTAATATTCCTACGCCTGTTATGGCCGGTGTGCGTACTCCTGTGCGTCAGTTTGCATCTTGTGTACTAGTTGACAGCAACGACACATTAGATAGCATTTTTGCAAGTGATATGGCAATTGGACGTTACACAGCACAACGTGCAGGTATTGGTATTAACTCTGGACGTATCAGAGGTGTCAATTCAAAAATACGTGGCGGCGAAGTAGCACACACAGGTATTATTCCATTCCTTAAAAAGTTTGAAAGCACCGTGCGTTGTTGTACACAGAATGGTGTGCGTGGTGGATCAGCCACCGTACATTTCCCGTTTTGGCATCAAGAGATTGAAGACATCCTTGTGCTAAAGAACAACAAAGGCACAGAAGACAACCGTGTACGCAAACTCGACTATTCAATTCAATTAAACAAAACAATGTACGAACGTCTATTAGCAGGCGAGGATATTACATTGTTTAGTCCGCATGATGTTCCTGGACTATATGAAGCATACTTTGGCGATGCAGACAAGTTCAAAGAGATGTACGAAATGTACGAACGTAAAACAAGCATAAAGAAAAAGAAAATTCCTGCAATGGAATTGTTCAGTGACTTGATTAAAGAACGTGCCGAAACAGGTCGCATTTATATTATGAACGTTGATCATGCTAACACACATAGCAGCTTTAAAGATACCGTTTACATGAGTAACCTATGCCAAGAGATTACGTTGCCAACAAAACCGTTAGAACACATTGATGACGAAAACGGCGAAATTGCATTATGTATTCTAAGTGCCATCAACGTAGGTATAATAAAAGAACTTGACGACCTTGAGGACTTGTGTGATCTTGCAGTTCGTGCGCTAGAAGAAATTATTGACTATCAGCGTTACCCAATTAAGGCAGCAGAAATTAGTACAAAGGCAAGACGTTCACTAGGTATTGGTTATATTGGTTTAGCACATTATCTTGCTAAAAATCATGTGCAGTACAGCGATCCTCAAGCGTGGAAACTTGTACACGATCTAACAGAAGCATTCCAATACTATCTTTTAAAAGCCAGCAACAATTTAGCGCAGGAGCGTGGTGCTTGTGAGTATTTTAACCGCACTAAATACAGCGAGGGCATCCTTCCAATTGACACATACAAAAAGGATGTTGATGGTGTAGTGGAGAACAATCTTAACTATGATTGGGATGGTTTACGCAATGATATCAGAGAATTCGGACTCCGTCATTCAACATTGTCCGCACAAATGCCATCTGAGAGCTCATCGGTTGTGTCAAACGCTACCAACGGAATCGAACCTCCTAGAGGATACTTGTCCGTTAAGAAATCAAAGAAAGGGCCTCTTAAGCAGATTGTTCCGCAGTATCAAACGCTAAAAAATTATTACACATTGCTTTGGGAAATGCCAAACAACACAGGTTATATTAATGTTGTTGCTGTGATGCAAAAGTTCTTTGATCAAGCTATTTCAGGCAACTGGTCATACAATCCAACAAACTATCCTGATAACGAAGTTCCTATGAGTCAAATGATTCAAGACCTTCTTACAACTTATAAGTTAGGTTGGAAGACAAGTTACTATCAAAACACTTATGATTATAAAACTGATCCTAGCGAAATTGAAGAAGAAAAGCCGCAACCAGTTTTAGAACAGGTCAACGGGTTTGCTACTCCTGAAGACGATGAAATGTGCGAAGCCTGCGCCATATAAATAAAACACTTGACATACAGCCCTGATGGGCTGTATACTTCTCTATACAGACACAATAAAAAGGATAAACAATGTCGAAGACCGTTTTTAATCAAGAAAAAGTTGACTTTACAAAACAAAACATGTTCTTTGGCGAAGACCAAAACACTCAGCGTTATGACACGTTTCGCTTTCCTGTCTTCGACAAGTTGAACCAAACTATGCTTGGGTACTTTTGGCGTCCAGAAGAGGTAAGTTTACAAAAAGATCGTGCAGACTTTGCTAACTTCCGCCCAGAGCAGAAACATATTTTTACGGCTAATTTGAAATATCAAACATTACTAGACAGCGTTCAAGGACGTGGACCGTGCTTGGCATTCTTGCCACACGTAAGTTTGCCCGAACTTGAAGGTTGCATTGTCACTTGGGACTTTTTTGAAACTATCCATTCACGTTCATATACACACATTATGAAAAACGTTTATGCAGATCCTGCAGAAGTATTTGATACAATTTTAGACGACGAAAAGATTATTGCTCGTGCAACCAGTGTAACAAAACATTATGATGCATTCAATGAAGCAGCAGATGCGTATTTCCATCGTGGCGAAGGATCTTTGCACGATGTTAAAAAGAAAATGTATCTTGCAATGATGACGGTTAATATTCTTGAAGGACTGCGTTTTTATGTAAGTTTTGCATGTACGTTTGGCTTTGGCGAACTGAAACTAATGGAGGGGTCTGCAAAGATTATTTCATTAATTGCACGTGACGAAGCACAGCATTTGGCATTGAGCACCCATGTACTAAAACTTTGGGCACAAGGTAAAGACGATCCAGAGATGGCTAAGATTGCAAAAGAGTGTGAAGAAGAAGTTTATGATCTGTGGCGTGAATGTGTTGCAGAAGAAAAGGATTGGGCTGAGTATTTGTTTAAAGATGGCAGCATGATTGGACTTAACACAACACTACTTGCACAATATGTAGAATACATTGCTAACCGTAGACTGAAAGCACTTGGATTAAATGCTATCTTTGATGCACCAGTTAATACCAATCCGCTACCGTGGACTACACACTGGTTGAGCAGTTCAGGATTACAAGTTGCTCCACAAGAAACAGAAGTAGAGTCGTATATCATTGGGGGTATTAAACAAGACGTTGATAAAGATTCATTGAAAGGATTTTCATTATGATACACATTTGGGGTAAGCCTGCATGTCCATCATGCACAAAAGCAAAAGCACTATGCGAAAAATACAATTACCAGTTTGAATATTTAGAACTAGGTAAAGACTTTACACGAGAAGCAGTACTTGCTGAGTTTCCTGAAGCAAGAACCTTTCCGCAAATTGTTATTAATGGCCAAAAAATTGGTGGTTATGAACAAATGTTAAGTTACATAGAAAATACAGGTTACACAGGAACAGGACATAGTTTATGATTATTAAAAAACCTATCGAATCTCAATCTACAATTACTATTAAAACAACAGGTGGTGATGAGATTGTTGCTAGATTTATAGAAGAAGATAATACTACAATTACAATCAAAAAGCCTTTGGCTCTTATGGTTACCCAACAAGGCATTGGCTTAGGTCCATATGTTTTTACAGCAGATGTTGATGAAAATATTGTAATAAATAAAAGTGCAATAGTATTTTTTACTAAAACTGATAAAGAAATGGCTACACAATATATGTCTAGC